GCCGGTCGACCTCGAGCGCCTGGTCGCCGGCCTTCTCCTGGTCCACTCCGCGCTGCGCGGCGAGGAGCCGCTCAACGTCGGCGCGCAGCTGGCGGCCATGGGCATCGCCGCCGACTCGTTCGCGGTGCAGGCAGCGGTACGCCACGCCGAGCGCCGTCACGGCCTCGTCTGCCGCGGCGTGCGCGGCCGGGCCGGGTATGCCGTCGTCGACTGGGAGACGCGCTACCGGCCGGCGATCGGCGCCGCCGGCGTACCCATGGAGCGCGACCAGGACGGGCGCTGGGCGGGCGTTGCATCACTGTTGCACCGCAGGCGCTGGCCCACAGAGGTAGACGACGCTCAGCCGCCGCTGTTCGAGCCTGACGCGGCCGGTAGCGAGGCGTAGGACAGGCTCGCAGCCTCCAGGCCGTGCGGCCTTTCAAGCCGGCGGCACGGATTCGAATTCCGTTGGGGGCACCACTCTCTCAGGCTCACTTCGCAGGGGTCGCCATCACCGGCGGCCCCTGCTGTTGCATCCACTGTTGCATCCGTCCGCGTCCCGCCGTAGGCTGCCGTCTTGGGATGAGCGTGCGCAGGAGAGGCAAACGCTGGCTGGCGACGGTCGGCCTGGGACGCGACAAGCGCGGCGTGCCGCGGCGCTCGTGCCGTACCTTCGACACCGAGGACGAGGCGCGCGAGTACGAGCGCCGCGTCAAGGCGCAGCTGGTGCTCGGCCAGTGGCAGGACGTCTCTGCGCTCACCGTCGCCGCCTACCTCGCCCGCTGGCTCGAGCACAAGACGCCCAAGGTCGCGCCGGCGACCGCGCACCGCTACGCCGGCCAGGTCGCCGAGTGGCAGCGCGCGATCGGCCGCCACCGGCTCACCAAGCTCTCACCGCTGCACGTCGCCGGCTTCGAGGCGACGCTCTACAAGCGCGGCCTCTCCGACTCGACCATCCGCAAGTACCGCATGGTCCTGCAGGGGGCGCTCTCCGACGCCGTGCGCTGGGGCCTGCTCGACGTGAACCCCTGCAAGCGCCTCGGCTCGCTGCCCGAGAACAACCCCGAGATCCGCTGGCTCTCGGCCTCCGAGCAGCTCGCCCTCATCGCCACGGCGCGCAGCGGCTTCAAGGGGCGCCGCAGCCGCCTGTACGAACTCATCCTGCTGGCGCTGGCCACCGGCATGCGCCAGGGCGAGCTGCTGGCGCTGCGCTGGTCCGACGTCGACTTCGCCCGCGGCGCCTGCCACATGCGCCGCTCGCTGCAGTGGACGCCTGGCGGCGGTCACCAGTACCGCGTCCACGGCAAGAGCGGCAGCCGCACGATCCCGCTGCCGGCGACGATGCTCGAGCTGCTCGGCGAGTACCGCGTGCGCCGCGGCGCGCAGCTGCGCCTGGCCGGCGTGTCCTCCGAGCTGGTCTTCTGCGCCGAGGACGGCGAGCCGCTGGGACGCAGCGGCCTGCGCTCCTCGTTCCGCTACCTCGTCGCCCGCGCCGGCCTGCCGGCGGAGGTCCACTTCCACTGCCTCAGGCACACCTTCGCCACCGAGATGCTCGAGGCCGGCGCGCACCCGAAGGTGGTCGCCGCCTGGATCGGCGACTCGGAGCGCACGCTGATGCGCACCTACGCCCACGCCACGCCGAGCATGCAGGAGTCGGCGGTCGAACTCTCCGAGCGCCACCTGCGCGGCCTGCTGGGAGGCACGGCGTCTTAGCGTCCGCCTACTACGGCGCAGATACTGGCGTCGATGGTAGGCTGCGACGATGAACCCACCTCTCACCGGCGACCTGGGCGCCCGCTTCCTCCCCGGCCGCTCCACCTGCGCCCTCTGCGGCCGTGAGGTCTCAGACGATGGCGCGCCCGTCATCTGCGAACTCGACGCCGGGGTCGAGTCGGCGGCGAACGGACTCCACCTGCTCGCCGACGTCACGCCCGGCGAGCGCCTCGTCATCTGCCGGGAGTGTGACCCGGCGTAGCTGCCGCGCCTGCGGCGCCCCACTCGCCGGCGACCACCACGCCGCCTTCTGCTCGCCCTGCGTCGCCACGCGGCGCGACTACAACCCCTGCCACGACGCCGGCTTCGGCGAGTCGCTGCTGGCGCTGCTCTCCGAGAACGCGGGCAGCCCCGTGCACGTCCACCGCGAGCTGGGCATCGAGCACTGCGGGCGCATCGCCTATCACTGCGTGCTGGCGCACGTGCGCCGCCTGCGCCGCCGCGGCTACGTGATCGAGGGCTCGCACGCCGGCACCTGGACGCTGGTAAGTGGCGTCGCTGCCGCCGGCGACGAGCGGGGATGATGGGGCGCTATGGCACAGCCGAACTACAGGCGCGACCCCAAGGTGATACGCAAGGTCATGCGCCTCGCCAGGCAGGGCAAGAGCTGCCGCGCGATCGCCAAGGCGGTCGGCTGCTCGCGCACGGCGGTGTCGAACATCGCCAAGGACCAGGGGTGGACGTGGGGAGCGCTCAACACCGAGAAGGCCACCGAGGCGCGCCTTGCCTACTCGGCTGAGAAGCGCGCGACGCAGGTGCTCACGCTCTCGGACAAGTTCGACGTCATGGCCCAGCGCCTCACCGGCCCCTACGTCGCGCAGGCGTTCAGCATCAAGGACGGCACCTTCCACTCCACCGAGATGGACTGCCCAGACAGCAAGGCGGCCAACGACCTCGCCAGCGCCTGCTACCGCATCGTCTCCACGATGAAGCTGCTGCACAACTTCGAGGCGAACGCCGACGAGCAGCACGGCGCCGTGCTCGAGTACCTCGCCAAGGCCAAGGGCGAGCCGCTGTGATCATCGCCCCGCTCTCGGAGAAGCAGCGCCGCAGCTGGCAGCTGGCCGATGCCCGCCAGAACCTCTGGGAGGGCAGCGTGCGCTCCGGCAAGACCGTCGCCAGCTTGCACGCCTGGTCGGAGTTCGTGCTCACCAGCCCGCCCGGCAACCTCGCCATGATCGGCCGCACCGAGCGCACGCTCAAGCACAACATCATCGACGTGCTGGTCGACATGTACGGGCGGAGAGAGGCGCGCCTAGTCGCCGGCAGCGGCGAGTTCTGGCTGCACGGGCGGCGCGTCTACACCTACGGCGCCAACGACGAGGCGGCGCGTACCAAGATCCAGGGGCTCACGCTCATGGGCGCCTACTGCGACGAGACCACCAACCTGCCGGAGTCGTTCTACAAGATGCTGCTCAACCGGCTCAGCCTCCCCGGCGCCCGCCTGTTCGCCACCATGAACCCGGACTCGCCGGCGCACTGGATGAAGACCGCCTACCTCGACCACGCCCGGACCTGGCTCACCGGAGACGGCCAGCTGAAGGCGCAGGCCAGCGACGTCGACGCGGCGCGCTTCTCCTTCCGCCTCTACGACAACGAGACCCTGCCGGAGAAGTTCATCGCCGACCTCGAGGCCGAGAACACCGGCCTCTGGCGGCGGCGCTACGTGCTCGGCGAGTGGGTGGCCGCCGAAGGCGCCGTCTACGACATGTGGGACGACACCCGTCACGTCCTCGCCGCCGAGAAGCTGCCGCCGCTCGCGCGCCTGCTGTCCGTCGGCATCGACTACGGCACCAACCACCCCACGCGCGGCTACCTGCTCGGCGTCAGCGCCGAGGACCGCCCGCGCCTGGTCGTCGCCGACGAGTGGGCGCCGCCGAAGATGACCGACGCCGGCTACTCCGCCGACTATCGCAAGTGGATCGCCGGCCGCCAGCCGGAGTGGCTGTGCGTCGACCCCGCCGCGGCCTCGCTCAAGCTGCAGCTGTTCAGCGACGGCCACGGCAACGTGATGGACGCCAACAACGCCGTGCTCGACGGCATCCGCACCGTGTCCAGCCTGCTCGCCACCGACTGCCTCGTGGTCTCCGACGCCTGCCGCCAGCTCATCGCCGAGGTGCCCGGCTACTCGTGGGACGACAAGGCGACCTTGCGCGGCCTCGACGCGCCGATCAAGGCCAACGACGACTGCTGCGATGCGCTCAGGTACGCCGTCGCCAGCACCAGAGCGCTGTGGGGGAACCTCGTGCCCCTGACCATGCCCATACCAGAGGAGGCAGCCGCATGAGCTTGCCCACCGGCGGCACCCCGTGGCCGCCTCATCCGCAGGGTATCGCCCTGGCGCAGCAGTCGCTGTGGAACGCCTGGCTGGTCGGCGACCCCGACGGCCTCATCACCGCCTACAGCGCCGCCGACGGCTCCGGCACCACCGCCGAGGCCTCGTTCGACCCCAAGCCCGGCGTCGTCAACCGCGTCGCGCGCTTCTTCTGGAGCCGCCCCTCCGCCTCCGGCCAGCGCAAGGAGCGCCTGCACGTGCCCATGGCCGCCGACATCGCCACCGCCTCGGCCGACCTGCTGTTCTCCGAGCCGCCGCAGTTCCTGCTCGCCGACGACGGCAACGAGGCCGGCGAACAGCGCGTCGACGAGCTGCTCAACCACGGCGACTTCCACGCCGAGCTGGTCGAGGCGGCCGAACTGACCGCCGGCCTCGGCGGCGGCTGGCTGCGCCTGGTCTGGGACAAGGACATCGCCGAGCGCGTGATCGTCGACGCGGTCGCCGCGGACGCCGCCATCGGCGAGTGGCAGTGGAACCTGTTGCGCGCCGTGACCTTCTTCACCGAGTACCGCCGCAAGGAAAGCGACCAGGAGGTGATCCGACATCTGGAGCGCCACGAGCCCGGCCGCGTGCTGCACGGCCTCTACGTCGGCAGCGCCAAGGAGCTGGGGCACCCGGTGCCGCTCGCCGACCACCCCGACACCGCGCCCTACGCCGAACTGGTCGACGAGGAGGGTGCGATCGCCACCGGCGTGGCCGGCCTGACCGCCGCCTACGTCGCCAACATGCGCCCGCAGCGCAGGTGGCGCAAGCTGGAGAGCCTGGCGCAGCTCGGGCGCTCCGACTACGACGGCGTCGAGCCGCTGATGGACGCGCTCGACGAGTGCTACACCTCGTGGATGCGCGACGTGCGCCTCGGCAAGGCGCGCATCCTCGTGCCCGAGTTCATGCTCAAGGACCTGGGCAAGGGGCAGGGCGCCGCCTTCGACCAGGACCAGGAGGTGTTCACGCAGCTCAACGTGGCCCCGACCAGCGAGGCGGGCAAGTCCATCACGCCGCAGCAGTTCGCCATCCGCGTCGACGAGCACCAGCAGACCGCCGACTCGCTCATCGACCAGATCCTCGACGCCGCCGGCTACTCGCCGTCCACCTTCGGGCGCCAGGGCGAATCCGCCGTCACCGCCACCGAGGTCGTCTCGAAGGAGCGCAAGAGCGACCGCACGCGCTCGAAGAAGATGCGCTACTGGGGCCAGGCGCTGGAGCCGCTGCTCACGACGTGGCTGGAGTTGGACGCGCTCGTCTTCGGCGGCGGCGCACGTGGCACCGTGCAGGTGGCCTGGCCCGACGACTCGCAGCCCGACCCGGAGTCGCTCTCGCGCACCATCGAGACGCTCAACCGCGCCGTGGCCGTGTCCACCGACACGAAGGTGCGCATGCTCCACAACGACTGGGACGAGGAGCAGATCGCCAAGGAGGTCGCCGCCGTGGTCGCCGAGAGCGGCGCGCTAGTGCCGGATGTTGGTCCGCTGCCGGAGTACGAGGATGAGGAGCCGGTGACGGCCTGAGATGCCCGTCTCCCCCGCACTCGCCGAGAACCTCGCCCGCGAGGTCACCGGCTACTACGCCGAGGCCGAGCGCCTCATGCTGGAGCGCATCGCCCGCAACCTCGCCAAGGGCATCGCCGGCCCCGAGTGGGCGCAGGCTAAGCTGGCGCAGATGCGCGTCTACCAGGCGCAGACGGAGCGACTCATCGCCGACCTCGCCAAGCAGACCGAGAGCGGCGTCAAGACGGCGCTCACGGAAGCCTACGAA